GCCATACCGCACCCCGCCTTCATAAGCGGCGGGAACCCCCGCCGCCGTTATCTTTGTTTATTTCCTTGTGCTTTCTTACTCGCCCTGCGCCGCTGCCTGCTGCTGCATGAAATCAGCCACAACCGCCGCCTTCTCGTCTGCTGCCGTTGCTGTCATTGTGTACCCTAATTGGGTTCCCAATGCAACAATCTTTTCGCGTGACAACTTTTCGATCTCTGCCTGTGTATAAATCTTTTTTTCTTCCGGCTCAATACTTGCTACGGCTGCGCCGCCGTCCGATGTTTCGATCAAATGCTCCGCCATGATGATCGCTTCCTCGTCCACGCTCTGAATGTCTAAACGCTCCCTTACCTTTATACCGGTCTGATCGGTTTCCCATAGCTTGCCTGCGGTACTGGAAATGTCGATTGTCAGCGTTTCGCGGTCAAAAATCGTGATCGCCTCTTTCAGATCGCCGCACACGATCGGCACCTTATAGCCGCCCGATACCGCAACACTCGGCATAGTCTTATTGCCTACCTTTTTAACCGGATATTTGCCGAATAAAAGTGTACTCATTGGTTTTGTCGGATCCGGCTGCATGATATACTTACCGTCCTTGTCTTTTAAGGTGTCAAGCCAGTTATAGCCGTCCTGATTAGTAACCACACACGCGCTTAATGCGATTGCCGGATCTAAAAGAATATTGAAAATCTTTTTCAGATCGTCCAACCCCACAACCGGCACCTCCGCATCTTTGGTAATCTCGCGGACTTTCGCAATAATCATAAAGTTTCTTGTTGCCTTTGCCTTCTTTGCGATCCACTTTTTCAGATAACCGATAATGTTTTCGGCGGTATCGCTTAAAAGTTCCTGCGTAACTTTTAAAATGCCGCCCTTTTTCTTTACCTTGTAATCAATTTTTTCAAACTGCGGCGTTGAAACCTCCGGAAACTCTGCCGCCTCGTCCACATTGTCAAAAGGTGTCTGATCTGCGTACCGCTCAATAACCCTGCTGCCGCTTAATGTGGTTACGCGCTCCACGTTTACAAGGTTTTCCAGTGCGTCCTCCGAACGGCGCAACTCTTTAACCGCCGTTCTAATGTCCTTCGGCACCGTCAAGCCGCCGTCCTCGTCCTTGCCCTCATTCATGGAATTAAGGATCTCTTTATCCTCTGCCGACAAATCGCCCTTGCCTACTGCCGCCTTGATTGCGTTCACGAACGCGCCCGCGATTTTCTTTGTCTGATCCACAATCTTTTTCGCGGTTCCGTCTGCTGCTTTCTGCTGCATATCGTCCAGTTTATCCTGCTCCAAATCATAAAGCAAATCAAACTGTGCCTGCAACTCTTTTAACTCGTCCTTTGCCTTTGCCGCGTCCTTGATCTTACCCGCCTTGCAGAGATCCCGCACTTCCTGCTTTTTCACCTTGATGCTGTCAAGCATCTTTTTCAATTCTTCATTCATTGTATTTATGCCTCCTTTATTTTTGCATTAAAAAAGGACTTAGATAAAATCTAAATCCTCCAAAATTGCCGCTATCTGCTTTTCTTTGTCCTCGTCTGCTGCCGGTATCGGTATGCAGCTATCTTTGATTGTTTTTTCAAGCCTCTTTGCCAGTGCATCGGCTATACTGTCAATATCAGCCGCAGGCGGCTCCTGCGGTTCTTTCAGCTTTTCCGGCAGGTTGTTATACCGTTCAAAATAATCACTTGCAGAGGCTTCCGCATTGCTCTTTTCCGATACCTCAATATCGAAAAATTCCTGCCATTCCTCGCCGTTCTTCCATGTTTCCGCATCAATCAGCGCATTTATTTGTTCCGGTGTCACGCCCTCTTTGGTATGCTGCATATAGGTGTTTAAAATAACCTTTTGGCAACCGTCTAAAACATCTGCCTCCTTCCTCATATCGTCCGCGTTGCCCCATGTGATACTGCTTGGCTTGTGGATCATCATCTGCGCGTTTGCCGGTATAATGATCCGATCTCCCGCCATTGCTATAACGCTTGCAATGCTCGCCGCCAACCCCTCAACATAAACGGTTATTTCCGCATTGTGCCGCTTTAAGATATTGTAAATGGCGATGCCGCCGAATACCGATCCGCCGCCGCTGTTGATATGCACATTGATTTTTGAAACGCCGTCAAGCTGATCCAAAAAGTCCTGCACGTCTTTCGGGGCTTTATCTTCGGGATAATACTTTTGCCATTCCCCCAAACTCTCGCTGTTTATATCCCCGAAAAAGCAAAGATCCGCCGCCGTTTCCGTTTCGTTGCGGATCTCAATGCTGCCAACTTCCCTATATCGGTTGTTTTTGTCTTTCTTTTGTAATTTTAAAATTTTCGCCACTTTCGCCGCCCCCTTCCTCTTGGTCTTTTCCAATGTCCGCAACCTTGATATAATTTCCGTTGCATATCAGATTATCGCCGCCTTCCATGCGCGGCTTATTCATAAATGATCGCGCCTCGTTTGGCGTGTATATGCCATTCTGCACATATCCGGTTAAAATTGTTGCTTGGCTCTTTGCATCGGTACGCAGGATCACATTTTCATTAAATTTAAAGTGTTTCCCTGCTGCCGTTTCGCTCGGCTCCAACAACTTATAGTTTATTTCCTCCTCATACTGCTTTAAAACATATAATTCAGTGTCAATATAAAAAGAAATGTTCTGCATTTCGCTGTTGGCATAGCTGCTTTTTTCGTAATCGTTTATTTGGTTCGGCTTGATACCGAACGCACCCGCAATCTGCAACGCGCTATACTTTTTCAACTCGAAAAATTGGCTGTCTGTCAGCTTGATATTAAGTGGCTCTAACTTCATTCCGATCGGTATCGGTATGAATTTACCGGCATTGTTCGCGCCGTTGGCGTACTCCTCCAGTCTTGCGATCAACTGTTTTTCCAGTTTCGGGGATAAATCGCCGGTATACTGCAACGCCGCCCGCGCCGTCAAGCCGCCTTTATAAAGGTTGTTCATAAAGTTTTGGCTTTCTAAACCGCCCTCTATTGTCGCTTTCAGAATATCCCGCACCGGTGCGCCGGTCAGTCCGTCAAATGACATTGATGTTTTAAAGTGCATCACATCACTTGACGGAAAACAATAGCTTTCGCCGCTGTATTTATCCGTATACCAATAGTAAACATCGCCCGCCGCACCAAATACGCCCTTATCATCTACTATTATGGTTACATCGCTTGACGGCATGATCCATAAATTTTTTATTTCTATGTCGCCGCCGTATTTTTTCCGTTTAAATTCCCTTTGGATCCATACATAAGCGTTTCCGTAATGGTTCCGGTTGTTTTCCACCGTTCCCCAAAATGTCGTTGGTGTCATTTGCGGGTTTGGGCGCGTCCTTAACAGATTATACGCCGTATTTGCGCCCGCCTCCTCGATCCCCCGCTCCGTCTGCTGATAGAATTTGATCGGCATCTTCCCCAATGTTTCGGATAACATTTTAAGGCAGGTAAAATAGGTTACTTCTCCTAAAACTTTTTTCGGCGTTCCCGATATTCCCAACCATTCTAATAACCGCTCATCATCTGCGCCTGCTGCCGGTCTTATTGTTTTATTAAAAAATTTTATGATTTTGTCAAATATCCTCATTCGCCACTTGCACCTGCCTCCTTCTCAAACATTTTTAAATACGCCTCTACGCTTTGATCTGTTGTTATTTCCTCAACCTCTACGCCCATTGCTACCTTGTGAGCGCAAACGGTTGCATCGCATGGATCTATCCGGTTTTTCTGTAACATTTTATCTATCTTTATTTCGCCAAAACCGTTTGGCTCTGATAAAATAGCGTCATTCATGGATCTTGTTAATAGCTTGTTGCGCTCGTCATACTCTATATTGTGCGCCTTTACCTCTAATTGGAAATCTATGGTTGCATCGTTTAGGCTCCTTGCGCTCTGCTTTATCTCCACCAAATCACAACCGAAATCTTCAAGATCCAGTAAAAACGCGCTCGCATTGTGGGGATCGTATGCGATCGCCGTTAAATCTATCTCGTATGTGTCAACCAATGTATGCAGGTGCGCTAAAATCGTTTTGTAATCGGTCTTTATGCCCGCCGCCGCTGTCGTCACTGTAAGTAGCCCTTCCTGCTCCCAAATCACATACGGCGCGTTGTCCTCTTGATCCATGTGTTCCTGCATACGCCGCTTTGGTATGAATGAATGGGAATAGATATAATATTTCTTGTCGCCGGTCTTTTCGTCCTCATAGGGAAATTCCAAAACAAGCGATGTAAGATCGCCGCCGCTTGACAGATCCAAACCGCATATTGCCTTTTTGCCCCGGAAATCTTCAAGCGTCTTTTTGCAGCCGCATTTTTCCCATTCTGCCAAATCAATAAACGCGGTTTCGGCGTTCGTTACCCAAATGTTTAGCGATTTTGTCATAAAATCGCGTAATTCCTCGCCGCCCATTGATTTAGCTTTCTTTGCATCTTCCTGCATCTGCGAAACCAATTCCGGATCGTGTCCGGTCAGCGGGCAACACTTGATCCAGTTTTTCGGATCCCAAATGTTGTCTTTTTCGTCCATTTGGGCTATATAAACAAATTGCCGCTCGTTTGTGTCAATTCCCCTCAACACTCGGCGGCAATACTTGAATAACTCATAGCAGGGCGCGTTCAGATTGAAACCCGCCGTTGTGATAACCGAAATAAGCGATTGTTTTAACTTCCTTGTGCCGCCTTTCAGCAGCTTATACATTTGGTTATCCTTGTGCGCGTGGTATTCGTCTACAATGCCTAAATACGGTCTGAAACCGTCTATTGACTTTGTATCTCTCCCCAATGCCCGAATGACCGTATTTGTAATTTTTCCGGTTATCTCGCTTTTGTAGTCCTTTATATCAAACAATTCCTGCAGGTCTGCATCGGCATTTATGAATTTTGTTATTTCATTTAAGACAATCCGCGCTTGATCTGATTTTGTCGCCGTACAGTAAATTTGACCGTAATTGTAATTGTCAAAATTGCTGCACTTGATACCCAAAATTGCATTTAAAACGCTTTTTCCCTGCTGCCGCGCCACCTGCACATAACTGTCAGTAAACCGGCGTTTTCCGGTTTCCTTATGCACCCAACCAAAAAGCGAACCTAAAATAAACTCTTGGAAACCGGCGCAGGTAAATTCTTGATCCCCCTCGCCCTCTGCAATCGTTAATTTGTTCGCAAGTTCTATTATGTCCTCTGCCTTTTCCGGTACAAAAATATACGGAAATGCCGGATCGTCCTTTTCCGATCTTTTCAGATCGTTTAGATGCCTTTTGAACGCAAGCCGCGCATC